AGAGAAGATAACGATGAAGCGTATGCATCAGAAGTTATTAGGAATGTATGTGGAATACTAAGTCGCAAAGACTTAAAAGAAAACAAAGATGCTCAACAAAAACTAACTGAACACATGAATGAATTTATGCAAGCAGTAGGAAGATAGTGAGCAAAGGAAGTAGAGACAGAACAAAAGACGTGGATAAGTTTCAAGAAAACTTTGACAGGATATTTAAAAAAAACAAAGGAGAAGATAGTGAAGGTAGAAAAAGACATACCGATACCCCCAAAGAAATCAAGATCAAAAAATAATTACGTTCCCTTATTAAGAGGAATGGAAGTAGGAGACTCGTTTGTTTTTGATAGAGAAGAACTGCGAACAAACTCATTCTATGTGTCTGCACAAAGATTAGGATATAAGATTACTGTTAGAGAAATTGATGATAACCGAAGCAGAGTTTGGCTATTAGAGAAATAGAGCAAGAATAACCAAAATAAAAGCGCAGTTAACTAGCAGTATTATCCAGTAATCAATCACTTTTCTTCTTCATCCTCATCATCTAGGCTTCTGTAATACTCCACAATGGCAAGTATGTCCCTAGTGTAGCGTTTAATTTCTGCCATGTTGTTGCTTATGTTCTCGTAATCCTTCGTTGTAAGCGCATAGTATGCCTGTCTAGGTGCTTTACCTTCCTCTACTAAGGCAAGGTATTCTTTCATAATGTCAGGTGTTAAAATTTCCCAATCAAATTCCATCATCTGCATTTCCATAGGCAAGGGTGGATGAAAGATAGGCGGTCTTTCTTCTATGTTAACTACCTCTAAAGGCTTAACTGCTTGTTGCATTAGAGAACAACCACTTGCCAATATCAAAATACTAATTAGGCTTATTAACTTCTTCATCTTCTTTCTCATCAAATTGGTTAGGGTCTGTTAGCGTAGTTAAGTTTTCAAATACTCTATGGGTTGCTCTATTAACCTTACCCTCTACTAACTTTGGTTTTGCTAGGGCAAGATTATCTAAGTCATGTCTAGCGAATGTCTGCTTGAGTGCGTTTACTTCACGCATGGACTCCTGATTCTTTTTACTCAAGTTATCTATCTGTGCGTAAGTTTTTTTCTGTTCCGCTAAATTCTTTTTAATCTGTTCGTTCTGTCTAGCAACTTCAGTTTCCAAAATTATTTGATTAGCTTTTGCTGTGGTTAATTGATTGTTTAAACTTTTTATCCAAACACCAGAGGCTATCAACAAAAGCCCTAAACCTATGCTGATTTTAGTCATCATAATACGATACGACCTACGGGCGCAGCCAATTTTTTACCACGTGTAAACATCTAATGCTTTCTCCTTACCTTTAACCTTTAATGGTTCTAGTTTTTTTAACATATAATCACTCTTAATGGCGGTGTTATAACCTATCAACACATCAACACCAGCTTCTTTAGTTCCACTTTCTAATCTAGCACCAGTATTAACCGCATCACCTATAGCAGTATAGTCAAACCTAGATTCGCTACCCATGTTTCCTATAACCGCATAGCCTGTATTAACACCTATACCTATAGCAACAGGAGGCAATCCTTTCTGTTCTAGTTCTTCATTTAATTCTTCCATATTAAGTTGTATATCTTTTGCACAATCTAACGCTTTATTCTCATGGAAGTCTTGGTCTATTGGTGCGTTAAATATAGCCATCATTGCATCACCTATATATTTATCAACCATACCGCCATACTTTTGCACAGCTTTTTGTTGTGCTGTTAATGCTTTATTCATTATATAGGTTACATCTTCGGGGTCTAGTCTTTCTGACATTGATGTAAAGCCACGAACATCAGTAAATAAAAAGGTTGCATACCTTTTTTCACCACCTAATTTTAAAAGATCAGGATTCTTTTGTAGTTCTTTCACTTGTCTTGGGTCTAAGTAATGTTCAAATTGCTTCTTAATCTGTTGCCTTAACTTATATTGTTCTCTAAATCTTATATAAAAAGCAACTGACCCTGTTATAAATTGAGACAACAAAGACCAAGTAACATCTATCAATGTGCCTTGTTGTATTAATGTATACCCACCATAACCTGTGGCAACCATAACAATTAATCCTAAACTTATACCCAACGTAATGCCTAAATAATTAATAGCTGCCCATACCATTAGCAATGTAATTAAAAACATCCCTACTTCTACCGCTAATGCATAGTCAGGAACGTAAGGACTATTCTCTATCAATATACTTTCAGCTAAAGCCGCTTGAATTTTATGAGGTTCTAATAATCCATCGGGCGTAGCCAGTTGTGGCATGATTCCTTTAGCTGTAAACCCAATGAATACAAACTTATCTTTAACATCCATCTTTGCTAAGTCTGTTTGTGGAGTATCAACCCAGCTTATCCATTTACGACCTAATGAATCTACAGGAACAGGAGGCAATCCTCTTACTCTTATTTCTTCTAATCCATTTGCGTTTGTTTTAATTACATAGGTGTCTGCTCCAGCAAGTATCTTTAAAACTTCAGTACCATAAGCTGGAACCCATCCATCAGGTACTCTTAATAGCAAAGGCAATCTTCTAACTAGAGAGTCTACTTCAGTCCGGGCTACAGCTATGCCCTGCGAAGCAACCTGTTTAAACATATCTATATTCTGGATAACACCTGAAGCACTAAGACCACCCACATCATCACCCATTATTACTGTGCCTGTAGTGTCGGGATACAAAGCATTGTCTCCTTCAAACATAGCTAACACGCTGGGTGCAGCCTCAAGCGAATGTTTAAACGCTTCATCACCACCAAATCTATCGGGCTGTGGAAAGGCGATCACCCACCCAACACCCATTGCTCCTCTATTTATTATCTGCGCTTGTATTTCAGCGAGCCGTTGTCTTGGTAAAGGATAACCGCCTTCAGCAGTTATATCATCTTCAGTAATATTAAGTACAGTAAAATAACCTGAAGGTTTCTGTTCAGGTATTAAAGCATCAAAGGTTTTTAATTTTAATACTTCGTATGGACTTGATTCATATACTAAGGGCAATCCTAAAAGGATTATTAATCCTAATGGAATCAAATACTTAGTCATATTGTGTAATGGTTACAGTCTTAGTGCAGTTAGTTACACAGT